TTTAAGTTCTTAATAGGCAAACCCTGCCTCCTAGCCATCTGAATAATACCCAAACCAAAACTAGAGTCCTCTACACCTAACCAAGCCATATTCCATTTCTTAATCATTGAGTCTATTTTAGGTAGTAGCTCTGGAGCTTCTAATCTATCTCTGAATATATCCAATACTAAAAGCTTACCACTAGGAGTTGTTCCTATAGCCATTATTACTGAATAATCTGCTGTTTCCTTAATACTAAGAGCTGTATCCATTGTGCCAAAGATAGATAACTCACTATGCTTTACTACTTCATCAGCAAAAACATATTCTGGATCATCTCCTTGAATAACATCAAAATACTTAAACCATTCTCTCTTAAACATATGTCCAACCTCAGTAAACTCTGCTAAAAACTCTTGTGCATAAACTAAAGAGCCTAACTCTTCTTTGGCTTGTGCTAACTCATCTCTACTTATATTTGGATTAGATTCAGTTGGATAATGTAATATTTTCCAATCTTCTCTCAATTTAGCATTTTCATACAATGTATAAAGCCAATTCATGCCATTAGGAGTTGTGCAAAATAATGCCTTACCTAAACTATCTGATAATATTGGTCTAACTGTTTCCCAAGTTTCTTTCTCCATATAAGCAGCTTCATCAAATATGATTAATGATATACCACCTGCACCTCTTAATGATTCAGGCTTATTAGCTGATTTAATCTGTATAGATCCACCATTCTTTAAAACTATTCTTTTCTCTACTTCTCTGACTTCTGCATATTCCTCTGGTAGTTGTCTAACTAATGATTTAAGATTTAACCATGCTTCTAGTGCTTGTGGATATACAGGAAAGATAACCCATACTTTTAAACCTTTTAAAGCCTGATCTACAGCACAGGTTAATGAGGCTGTACTTTTACCCCATCTCCTGCCACAAACAGCAATAACAAATCTATTTTTCTCTAGTGCTTTAATAAGTTCTATTTGTCCAGAATGTAAATCAGGTGGAGTAGCCTTAATTATTTGCTTCATTTATTCTTTTTTCTGCTGTTTCACAATATTCACTAGATAGCTCTATACCTATAAAGCTCCTGTTGTTTTTTACACAACTAATTCCTGTAGTTCCACTACCCATAAATGGATCTAATACAATTTCATTTTTTTTAGTAAAATTTTCTATGAAAAAATCACTAATTTGTTGATTCATGACTGCATTATGTCCTTTAATTCTTTCTGGCTTTGTCATTGTATGAATATGATTTTTATTAAATATATTATTGCCTTTAATTCTTGTTTGATTAGAAATTCCTAAAATATATTCTACAGCATTAGAAATTGCATATCTTTCTGATGCAGGAGTAAATGATTCCTTTGTCCATATAAAATTTTGCAATATTTTATCTGAATAATGCCCAATTAATTTATAAACATCTATTTTATTTGTCCATCTGCTTTGTATATTCCAAAAAATATGGTTATTGGTAACTCTTAATAATTCATCAATAATATTGATAGACCATTGTAAATAATTAGGATTAGCATCTTCAAAATGTTCATATTTTGATGGCTCAGATTTATAATGTCTTTTTCTGCCAACATTATATGGTGGACTTGTTAAAACATAATCAACAGAATTATCAGGCATTTTTTTCAAAGCATTTAAACAATCATCATTAATAATCTGTATCATCATCCTGCTCCCAATCCCATTTAAACTTAATCTGTGGATATTCAACCTGTGTTACTTGTACTTGTGGACTTCCTAAGCCATAAATCTGACTAATCATCTTGTAACAAACATCTAGTATTCCTTTTAGTTCTGTAGGATTCATTGAAGCTAAATCTCTTTCATTTATTTCACTTATAATTCTAAATATTAAAGGCTTTAAGTTATCAGCTAGATCTCTTGCAGTTTCACCCACTTGAGCATAAACTTCCTGTACTATCTGCTCATTTAGCATTCTATTAATAGCTTTTACCCTATCAACCCATTGATGTTTGCTAGATATTTGATAGATTCTTCTATCTGTAAGACTGAAATTATTAGAAACTTTTTTAAGTGTTCTGGAAGCTCCTAAGCCTAAATAATACTGAAACCTTTTAAAATCTGCATTAGATTCCCCTACCTGTTGTTGATTAGGTAGAGCTAAAGACATATCATCTATATAATCCATAAAAGCAGTATAACTTAAATATTATTTATTTTTACAATGCAAAGAACAACCACAGCAAAGTATTGTGCATTTACACATTTTTTTTATTCTTTCTAAGACTTAACCAGAGTACAACTAAAAATTCAATCATTAGCCACCAAGCTTAATAAGAACATCTGTTAAAGCAGAGTTTAGTTCTCTTTCTCTCATAGCTAAACCAACAATATTTTCTTCTAGTTTTTGTATTTGTACCATATACACAGCAACTTGTGACTGTAATTGATTAACTGTTTGAAATAACCAAGCTACAAGAGCAGCTAAACCACCTTGTAAGACTTGATTTAGGTTTACTGTTGCTTTCATTACATCATTAAAGAGCCAATAACTAATATAAAAGTAGCTACTATCCCTAACACCTTATAAAACTCTGATTTGTCCAATTTGTTTTCTAGTTTATCTTCTAGGTCATCTAATTTATTTAACACTAATTGAAGCATCTCTTTCTGTGTGAAACCATTGTCTGCCATAGTTCTAATTTACAGGAAAAATCAAATATCTTGAAATTTTTACTTTTTTTTTATTTTCCTCTATATAGTAGGAAATTGCACCATGCTCAGACTTAACTTGAAATAATATCTTACCATATCTCCATAAAATTTCTTGTGTTGGTGGATCTATAAAATCTGTTGCAGCTTCTACAAATTGTACTTTTAAACCTTTTTTAAAATGGGGGATCATTTCTATAGTGCATTTTTTTTGCAACTTTCCTGTAAGTGTGTGGATCTAAAGCCCTGTGTAGCAATTCATCCTCTTCTGCTTTCTTGTTTATATAAAGTATATGCAATAAATAAATTAAGTGATCTAAATCCTCATCAATAATACTTGTAGTGCCTGATTCATTTATAACATGAACATCAAATCTATCCCCATGATTCATAACTGCTTCAAATACTGTAGTAAAACCTCTAAGAAATAAGCTAAAACTAATGCCACCTCTGTTTTTACCAAATACAGGATGCTCAATAGTGCCATCAATAGGATTAATATTTTCTATTTTGTCAATTAATGTATTCTCTGAATTTATGTGCATAAGTATGGATAAATAACCATAATTTATATCATCAGCAGCATATTCCATTTTTTCCTCTTATGTTGTAATCTTTTTGTGCAAAAGCCATTCTGCCATCATATCTTTTAGTAATTGCTAAATGATTTTCTAAACAATCACAATAATTAGTGTCTAATACATTAACTTCTCTAGGATTAATTATTCTTAAAGGTATCTCATAGAACTGTTCTCTTACTGAGTCTTTTTTCATCTCAGGTGTAACTTGATTAACATTTATTGCAAAAAATCTATTTGGCACACAGTTTAAAAAGATTAAGCCACCATTATCTTTTTCTCTTAATAATCTAACTTTACTTGCTGAAATTCTTACATTACTGATTTTAGATAAATCAAAATTATGCCAATAACCAACAACCTGTAACTCCATAAAATATAATTCATTATTGATTTTGCAAACATAGTCCTCTTTAAAATCCTCTTCATCTTTTACAATATCCCATCCATTAACTTCACAAACATCATGCCAAAAAGGTCTAGCCTTTCTAACATCATATAAATCATATTCATCCTCTACAAATAATCTTCTGTTGTTTTTATTAACTTGCATTATCTAAAATAGCTTTTCCAAGTTCTGGCAAAACACAATTATTCAGTAAAGTTCTTTTTTTTGCTTTAGGTATTCCAAATTTATCTAAATTAAATCCATTTCTTTCAGTTTTATAAGTTATATCTCTATTTCTTATATCTCTGTTATCTTTATCAAAAATTGGAATTTCAAAATTACTCCAAAAATAATGATTGTTAGATTTAGTTGGCTCAATTAATGGATCATAATAAGATATAACATTCTCTACAACCCAACTACCTTTAAAAAAATGTTTTAACCAGATTATTTCTTGATAAAGTTCCATTTTTGGATATTTTTTTACAGTTTCTGGGATGTTCATTTTTAAATGATTAAATCTTGAATGTGTAGGACATGGAGGAGAACTCCATATAAAATCATAATTCATATAATTCTGTATTAAATAAAGATGTGCATCAGCTAAAATAACTTGATCATTAGGAAAAAAATCTTTGTATATATCTATAATATCAGGATCAGCCTCAATAGAAGTTATTTCATGCTCATCTCCCCAAAGTTTCCTGTTACCTCCTATACCTGCATATAAGTTTAATATTTTCATTTATACCTCTTCCAACAATTTTTGCTACTGTTCCAATGATGCCAACCATCATAAAAAGATAGCCACCTAGCTGCCTTAATATTAGTTTCTACATCATACATATCTAGTTCTCTATTATAGATATCTTTTTCAAGCCATTTTTCAGTTCTATTATTAAATTGAAACAAACCCTGATCAAAAGTGCCATCTCTGTTATAGCCTGTAGCTTTAGCCTTGCCATCTGATTCACAAGACATTACAGCTAATGCAAACAAAGTATTATCCCCAAAGTACTGTTCTGTTTTGTAATACCATTGTTTTACATCTTGTAAGTGATTACAGAGAAAATAGTCATCTATAGATTGCTCAGTAATTTCTACTTGTAGAAGTAAAGAGCAACCTATAAATAGTTCTATCATTACAAATTTTTAAAGCAACTGTTACAAACAACATAATCCATACTATAAAGAGGAAACATATAATCCTCATTACAGATAAAGCAAGTAAAGTATCTTATTTCTTTAGGTGTTTCATTCCACCTAGTAACTAAGTGTTTAAGATAATATAAAATGTTTTTTATCATTCTTCTTCTGCCTCTAGTACATCCTTAGCATACATAACTGCTTCAATGTTGTTAGCCCAAACAGGAGGCAATAACTCTAAGTCTTTTCTAAACATATCTTTTATTTTTTGTGGATCTGCATCATCTGTAACTAGATATTTTTTAACCCCAATAAATTTAACAATAACTTTTTTCATAATGCCCAATCCTTTATGTAAGCTCTGTGCATATAGGGATTACCAGACTTTTTTAGCTTTGCATATTGCTTGTTGTCACAGTTGCAAATCTCAGTATAAATTAAAGCATTATATTGAGTTCTTAGCCTGTTAACAGCTTTTCTAAGATTGCCATTCTTGTTAAATTCTTGATCTAGAGAGCAAATAAAACCCTCTAGTTCCAAAATATATTGAATCTTTCTAAATTCTGATGGCTCTTTCTCTAGTTGAATATCCTCTAAAACTGATAAAGGCTTATTTCTACCAAATATACCTAACATTATGCACCACCAACCTGAATTTCAGTTGCTATATCCTGTATTTTATTTTTAACAGTTTGCATATTGTTTATATCTAACTGCTTATCATTTATACCAAGCTCTCCTAAAGCCTGTGCATACCAGTTAGCAGCATTAGTTTTATTCTCACTAGCAAGATCCATAGCAAAACTTTTCACATTGTTAATAACATGAATTTGAGAAGTTGAAACATCAACATAATCAATATCTGCTTTCTCTAGCTCTTGTTCAATAGATTTTTTTGGAGCTGCTTCTTTACTAGGAGCTATTCCAATCATCTCTTCTGCTGTGGTTGATTCAGAGAATACTACTCTAAGGCATCTGCCATTAGCTTTAGTACTTGCCATCTCAAACCAAGAGTTATGATCTGCTTTAGTTTGTCTTGCATAGCCTGTAGCTTTTGGCTCTGTATCTTCTTTGTTCTCATAAAAAGATGATTTAAAAATAACCCAATCATCCCCATTATCTACCATCTCTGCAACCAGTCTGCAGTTTGGATATTCTTTATTCATTTTGCTGATAAGTTCATCAACAGTTGTATAGTCCTCTAAGAATTTAGGCATCCCCATTATACTTCCTCCATTTCATAGCCCTCATAAGTCCAACACTTTAAGCAGACAAAGTTTCCATCATCTGCAGGAGCATCAAAGTGATGTGTACCTGTAAACAAGTTACACCAATTAAGAACTTCCCCCTCTTTTAGTCTTGACTCAAAATCTGTAACATCATACAGATCTTTTTTCTTTTCTCTTAGTCTTTTATCATCTAGCTTTAAGCTAACATAAGCCATTGTCATTAATAGAGATATAACTCCATAGACTACAAAGCCTAGATAGATTATTTCTTGAATTAACATAATTAATTCCCCTTTCTTATATAACCAATCTAATAAATATTTGTCATACTGTCAAGGATTAAAACTAATAATAGATTGCTCTTGAGCTACCTAACAAGCTCAAGAGCTATCAGTTGATCTTAAGTAAGGTGTTGCTAGTGCTTACCCTGTGTCACTCCCTCCCAA